TGATGAGCAATTTTATCAGCATTCATGGCAGCATACATTGCTTTGTGATAACCCGCTGGATCTACAATCTCACCTTTGTCATTAGAATATTTATTGACAAAGTTTTGTACATCTGCTTGTGTTTCACCAACTTTAACTGGATCTTTTATACCATATCTAAATTTCTTTTCTCCTACATTGAAATCAAAACCTTTGAATTCTTGAGAAAAAAGCTTTTTAGTGTTGTCTCTAAAATCTCCATGTAATCGTTGTGCGCTTTCTTGTTGTGCCTTGTAGTTGTCGTAAAAGCTCATAGCTTCTTGCTGTTCTTGAGTAACGCCCGGTCTCAACTTGATCTCGTCGTAATATTTACTTTTTGAACTTTCTAAGTGCTGTTTAGCTTTTGCAACTTCTTCTTTGTAAGCAAGTTTCTTTTTACGAATGTCCCTTGCTTCGTCTACATCTTCGTCAAAGTTAAAATTGTCTTCCATAAGGAAAGCAATTTCTTCTAAATCTAAATGCGGTTTTGTTTTTATATAGTACTCTTTTAGTAGTTGCCCACCGTTGAGTTTAGAGTAATCTTTATTGAGTGCTACGTAATCTTCTACGTTTCCACCAGTTTCTTCCATAAATGAAACTAGTTTTTCAATGTTTTCAGGTAAAGGTTTTCCAAGAACTTTTTCATCTCTTTTAGCTTCTGCTATTTCTTGTTTAATTTCTTTAACCTCTGTTTTTTCTTCTTCGGTTACTTCTTGGATTGGGGAAACTTCTTCAACAGCCGCGACGGGCTCTGATACTTGTTCGTCCACTTCAACCAGATCTCCGGTTTGTTTTTCTTCAGGAATTTTTCCTGTTTCTCCGATTTGAATGGCATTGTCTTGTTCTTTAGGTATAGTTATTTTAATAACTTCAGGAACAATTTCTCCTGTAGCTTCTGGTTTAGTTAAATCCACTTTTATTGGATCGTTTCCACTAAGACTTCCTAAATTCTTAGGTACTCTTTTTTTTGACTTTAATTTAAAGTCACCTTCCTGTTTAACAGGTTCATTTGTTTTTGTTTCTTCTGACATGATAAAATATTATATAATTAATTATTATTGTTGCTGTTGACTCAAAAATGAATCTACATCAAATCCTCCAGCGTTAATACCAGTGTTTTCAAAATCTACTGGGCCAGAATCGTTTTGTCGTTGACTAATCAACTGACTTTGTTGAGTTCCTTGTAATTTAACTCTTTGATCTTTACGATCTTCTATATCTTTTTCTTTACCGCCTTCTGCCCCTACTTTAACTTGAGCTAATTGCATGTTATATTCAAACTCTTGAGCTAGTAATTGAGCTTTTATTTGCATTTCAGTTTGCATTCTTTGGATTTCAAACTGAGATTTAGCTTGTTCTACTTGTACTTTTTGCTCCGTTAAAGCTTGTTGTTTTTGCACTTCTGCTAATGCTGTTTTTTCAGCAGTTTGTGATTGAGCTTGTGCTTGAGATTGAATCATTAATTGTTGCTGCTGTTGATCTTTCTCTTGTTTCTTTTTTCTTTTTTGTTTTAGTAGTTGATTAGCTAGTTTAAGGTTTTTAATTTGTCTTATATCTATAGCATCTTCTAGATCAATACCTTGAGACTGTAAAGCTATTTGTATATTTTGTTCAAGTATTTGTTTTTCTTCATCATCTGGTTCAAGTTCTAAAAATATCCCAAAGTCATGAAGATTTAAATTCTGTATTTCTTTTAAAGTTTGCACATTGTAAACAGATATACTTTCCATTAAAGCGTTAGCGGTTAAAGGAAACTGAAGAACATCAGCTATTTTTAAAGAAATATTTTCACATATTCTTAAAGCTAAATACATACTAGCTTGATTAATATGTTTAGTAGCTATGTTAGATTGATTTGCGGCCATTTTAGCCAAACCAACTAAAGCATCTTTATCTGGTAAACTACCATCTCTAGCTTCGTTAAGTCCGGTTACATCTCTTATCATTTGTAGATAATACTGATAAGTTTGTATTAAGCTTTGAAGTTTTGCACCACCTGAAGAAGAGGTTAATTCTTGTATTGGGATTTTACCTCTATTTATTTCACCGTCTTGAGTTAAGGTTCTACCAACTATACTACCTGTTTGAAAATACATGTTTAGTGCTTCTGCTGGGTTGTAGTTTGTACCATTACCTAAATCAACTTCAGCTAACCCATCCATGTCTAAAAATACGCCATCAGGTACCATTCTAGCTAATACTTGTTGCATTTTTAAATGTGTCAGCTGTATCATATCTGCAAAACCAGTAACTTTACTAACTAAAGATCCTATTTTGCCTTTATACATTCTTGGCGCGCAAATAGCATAGTTCATTTCAACCTTAGTTGTATCTGAAATAGGTCTAGTCATGTTTTCAGCAAGTTCCCATTTTAACATAGTGTTAGTACCTAAGACTTTAACACCAGTATACAAAACCTCTATACTTCTTGAAACTTTATCATAAGTGTCAGAAGGAGGAGGATTAAAATCGTCAGTTTTTTGTATTATTTTTTCTAAACCATTATCAGTTTGTTTTAATTTAAAAACTTGATCGTGATATGTTTTATATTCAAAATATAATATTTGAACTGTATTAGAATCATAATTCCCCCAGCCAGTAATGTATTGTCTATTTCCTGGCATTTCTTGTATACGCTGTAACTCTTCATTACCTATATTTGGAAATTGCTTTTTTAATTCTGGTATAGTAATCGATTTAACTTCTCCTACATAATAAATGTCTTCAAAATTAGGATCTTCTGTATATGAATAAATCATATAAGCAGGATCTACATAGTCAACGGTTATACCATTTGATTTGTTAAAATTAGTTTTAGATGCCGCTATACCACAAATAACAAGATCTTCATTTAATCTTCTTTTTGTTAACTCCCATTTGTTCTGAGCTAATATAGTTGATACAGCTTCTTCTTCAGCAATTTCTATAGCTTGCTTATAGCTTAGTTGCATATGTAATTCTAGTTCCTCTGTTGTTCTTGGTAAATCTGAGGGAGGCACGTTGGACTGTTGAAGATTCAAACCTAAAACTTCTTTTGCTTTAGCTATTTGATCCTTAGCATACATATCTCTTGCAACAGCAGTTGCATAGTCTGTTCTTTTTTTAATAGATTCTGGATCTTGTGAATAAGCTTTTATATCATATTCTTTATTAGATATACCATTAACAACAATATTTACAAACTTAGATAAAACTGGAACTGGTTTCCAATCTAAATTTAAATAAGACAAATCACCGTTAATAGATAACTCATCTTTATATTTTTGAACAGGCTGTTCACCTCTAGCATAAAGTCTTAAATGATGAAAGTTATTAAAACTTGTCAAATATCTATTACCATTTGTTCTACCTTGGTTAAACCATTCTGTTTCAATAGCAGAAGCCACTTGAGAACCATATTCCAACGAAGATTTTTCCGCTGCCGGTACTACCTGACTAGGAAAGGCGCTATTAGAATTTGTGTACATTTTCATTTATTCGATTATTTTTGACATTGCTCCCTTGTTGTTATATTTTTTAATTCCTAAATCATAAACCTTTTTTTCAACTATAGGATTAGGTCTATATTTGTTTTTATTACAAGCCATTATTGCTAACCCAGAGCTTATCGATGCATCATGTGAAGTCCTGTTGTTTATGTTAAACTTGGCCCAATCCTCTAAAGTTCTTTGGAAATAAAAATCTCCATAATTAGTATCAGGTCTTAAACCTATATAGTCTTGAATATAAGATTCTATTGCTGCAGCGTGAGACTGTTTTATGTCTTCACTAGAGTTTGGTATTCCACCTATCTCTCTTTCAGTCACTGATAGTTTTGTGTAAATTTTATCAGGTCTATTCATTGAATAACCTCTATAACCTCTTCTTTTAAAATAATACAAAAGCCTTGGTTTGTTATTTTCTGCTAATATAGGCATACCATAAAAGATACAAGCCATGAGGACATCTTCAAAAAAGATTTCAGCAGTAGAAGGTCTAGCAATATATTCTAAAAAGAAATGATTAGTTGGACAGTCATCCATTGAAAATTTAGTTAAACCGTGTAAAGAACCATTCGATCCTCTACCATCTACTGTTCCTGATATATCATAACTGTCACATCCAAAAGCACCCATATGCTCATTGCCTGGATGTTTTTTACCATTTTTTGCAATAACATTATTTTGTAAATGCGTTGGTGGAACCCATGAAATGTAAAACCTTCCATTGTTGCTTGGGCTAAAAACTACTGAAGTATCCTTAACACCATTAAACCATTGAAAATTTCCCCTGGTTATTATCCCACTGTTTTTTAAATCTGCATTCCAATCTATTTGCTCATAAATTTTAGTTAGATTAAATAAAGAAGATTTAGCTTCATCTCTGAAGGCGTGCTCCTCTGTACGTGGAAATTGTCTGTAAAATTCATTAAGTCCATCTTGATCACCCTTAAGGCCATCTACTTCATTCTGCCAGTATTCTATAACACCTATATTTATTTTTGTACCATGCGGATCTTCAATTGCTTGCTTTGGGGTATCGAATACAGGTACGCCATAAGAGTCGATGTATCCTTCGTAGTTCCATTCCATAGGTATGAACAAACTATATAATCCTGAACGAGTTTGTCCATTAGCATTTCTTTTGGTAACATCTGAGTCATAATAAAGCTTTTTAAAATTCTCGCCACCTTTATCTAAAGCGTTTGATGTTGAACCCATCATGCACTTACCAATAATTTTACTACCTAATCGTAGTGTTGTTTTAGTAACTCTCCAGTTATTTAAAATGTTGTTTGGTCTCTCCCATTTACCAGATTCATCATGAACTAATAATTTTAGCTTTTCACCATCATAAGAGTTGTCTCCAGTGTTTTTCCAATCTATCGTTGTATCAAGACCTGTTAACTCCCTAAGAGTTTCATTAGTTTCAAGTTTTCTTCTTGTAAACTTAGACGCTGGAACTCTGTAGGCAAGTTCAGTTTTTGGTCTATCCATACCATCTTGGATCGGTTTAAAGAAAAACGGATAATTGACGGATATGGGTACAACCTTGTCGGTAAACATGGTTTTAGCATCTGGACCTGTTTTTGATAAAATACCAAATCTTGAATCCGTGGAGATCGTAGCGTTGTTAACGCATTCACCTGATGCCATAAAAGAAAATCCTGATCTTCTGTTTTTAAGATAACAGATGCCATAGGACCTTGTATCGGCTTTGCAAGCTTCCCAGAATATAAAGAATAATCTGTTTGCTTCCCTAAAATCTGGTTTCCCAACATCAATCTTGGACCACTGCAAGTACATGTAATGAGTACCAGTAATATAAGTAGAGTTGTTTTTGTTAAAAAACCAAAAGCCTTTTTCTCTGTATTCAAATTCTTTATCAATGTAATCATACCATAGTTCTTTAAAGTCTAGTGGATATTCTTCCCAATCAAAAATTGTTTTGATTTTTTTTAAAGGTTTAGGTAATTCAGTTCTAGTCCATTTATTGTTTTCAAACTTAACTACATTATCTGATTGTTTAGGTAAAGCTATTTTAAGATTTTGAATCTCATATACCTCTCCTATTTCACCAGTTTTACTAATTACAATCATATCAAATTCTTGATTGTAACCGTACTCCCATTTTTTATACCTATTGTTTCTATTTAAAACTTTAAGTTTAATATGGTTTTTTAATACTTTGTGTAAAGTTTGACTATACATTATTTAGATCTTCCTTCTGCAAACCCTCTAAACGCTTTTTCTTCTTTTATTTCTTTAGGTTTTTCATTAAGCATATCATCCTCCTCTTGTATTCTTTGTAATATTTCAAATGCATCAAATATAGCTAACTTTTTAGTAGCTGCTGCGTTTTTTAATCTATCAGCTGTAATATCATCACCAGTATCTATAATAGCTTCTTTAGCAACTTTAATAAGTTCCTCAACTGCTATTTGCCCAGCTTGGATTATACTCAGTTTGGTTTTCTTTATTTCCATATTTAATTACAATATCATTTGATTTCATACAATACAAACGCTTTTTGTCAACTACGAAATCGTACTCACCATATGGCGTGTAACCAACAGTGTCTCCCTCGTGTATCCCTAGCGCTTCTAACGAGCTATTACCTATTTTTAGTATTCCAATAAGACTTTGCTCTTTATTAACCTTAAAATTACTTTCGTTTTTTAAAGGTTTTATAAAACACCTGTCATTAATAGACATCCATTTTAAATTTGATTTATATAAATACACTTGGTCAAGTGCACAAAAATACTTATTATCTTTGAAATAAGATCTAGATTTTTTCTTAACACCTTTCATATCATAAAACGTTCTAAATACGTTATGGTGTATTAAAATAGTATCACCTACTTTTATCGGAGTTTTAAATGCTAAAGGAGTTTTAATTACTTTAGCTACATTGTTTACAAATTTAAAACTTTCAATTTTAGTATTTAATATAATTTTAACATTTTCTATTTCTATTTCATTTTCATAAGCGTCACCAACTGGCTCTACTATGAAATCATATAAGCTCCGCATTAATACTCTAAATCATATTCAATGGATATTGCCATATTAGAATTAAATTTCTTCCATGGCAATATTTCATTGTTTTTCTTTATGTGAATATTATAAGAGCTATCTTCTTGATCATGAATGATATAAGCTATTTCGTGTCCTCCATAGACCTGTTGGCCAATAGAGTAATGCATAGCATCATTTTTATAATCAGATCCAATACTGATTTTTCTTACAACGTTACTCACTTTATTTTTTGTCTTCTACCTCAACGATAGTGTATTCTCCAGTTTGAAGATCAATGTTTATAGGACCATACTCCTCTTCAAGTTTTTTCTTAACCTCTTCGGCCTTTTCATTTTCTTTACTGAATTCTACTTTAAGACCACTTTTTTGTATTTCAATA